CTCCAGCGGCACGGGTTCCGTTTTCCCAAGTGTCCACATACAGGTCGGCTTCGTCGTTCGACTCGTAGTACCAAGCCATCAGCCCCATCTTGGTGTCGCCACCTCCGCTTGCGCCTCCATTGAGCCAGATAGAGATTTCCTCTCTGGTGCTTGCGCTGAGCTGCCTCGCCTCTACGACTTCTGGTTTCTTTCTGAATTTCATGGTTGCTTCATTGTTCTTCGTTACAGTGATCGCAGATCCAGCCGGATTCGATTGCGCGGAGCGTTGCTCGGCACTCATTGTTCCGGCAGGTGTACGGGTGGACTTTGCCTGATTGCTGGAGCGCGTTTCTGGCTTCGACGGAATTGCCGAACATCCATGCCTCGACGGGCTCCCATGGGAACTGAGAACCGTCCCATTTTGGGGGTGAATTATCGCTCATTTCTGATTGATCGGCGCACGGTTGATCTTGTCGAACACCCGCTGGGCCGTGTCGCATAGTTTCCAGCAGCACTCGCAGGTGGTTGATTCGCAGGACAGTTGGAACGTGCGATGTCGCCCAACGTAAATCTCGGCGGCGTACAGACTCTTCTTGGCGCAGAACGGGCACCGGAGATCCACAATGCCGTGTTGTAGTTCAGCGAGATTCATATCGGCTCCTTGAAATTCCACCCTGTTTTGATGGATGCGTTGGCGAGTGCCTGCGCGGTTGGTCTGGCGAGTGTCTGTTTGGCGAGTTCTGGGCAGTATCCCCTCCCTACGTTGATTGTGATCTCGCATTGAGCTTCGTATCTTGTGCCTGCAATTTCGGCCCAAAGAACGACCGGGATGGCGAGCTTTTCCGTCAGAGGCGCGGTGTTCATACGTCCGAGATCCAGTTGTAGACAGGCTCTCCGTGGAAATACTTGCCATCCACCTTGTCTGGTCGCACATACTTGCCAAGGAATTCAACAACACCTTTGCGCTCCATGCGCCAGACCGCTCCTTCGCAGAGTCCGACCGCTCCGTGATGCGATGGTTCAACTTCTTTCATCGCCATTTCAATACTTACTGGCGGACCTTCGCTCAGAACTTTTGGCGTGACAAATCCACATGCCGCCGCCCTGTACGCAACGCTTGCGAACGTACTCCGCTCGTCTCCAACCATGATGTCGAACGGGACAAATGGTTCATGCCAGAGCTTGTAGATCGTTCCGTGCGCCATGTGAAGCCATTCCCCGCAGACTCGTTCGCCATGATTGAGGAGCGAGAGGAATCGGTCTTGATTCTTCATCGCCCATCGGTGGAAGACTTGATGAGTTTCAAACTTGCTGGTTTCTGCCCGGTATCCCGTGCGAGTGAGCGGAATGATTTCATCTCCGATTCGCGTAACAGCAACGCAGCTTCCGTCTAGCTTTTCTTGGACGACGACATGGTCATGCCTGTCCCGCGTCTTCACGGTGAGGAGGCTGGCTTGCTGGTCGGACAGCCCTTTGTCTGCCGGACCCCTGCGGGAACCGGGTAGATGCGGAATGCTGCCGTATGCTTTTTTGCCGAGCGGCTTGTGTGGTTTTTCGTGTGTGTTCATTGTTTCAGTTCTTCAATATATCCAGTCAGGCAATCATGCTCAAGCTGCGGTTCGTCCAGTCTCAACCCGAGTAAGCTGAGGAATTCATTGGTGTCGTCCAGCTCAGCTTGCTGCAACTGCGGCCCGCATGACCAGAAGTCCCGTCGGAAGTAGAGCCTGCCGTCTTGCTCGGCGATGTGCGGCAAAAGGGTTGCTGGGATCTCTTCAATCTTCATTTGGTTTGTTCTTTACTGTCTGCATGCCCCGGCAGATCAGCTCCCTGCTTATCGCCCGAGCAACGCGGACATCCTCCTCTGAGTCGCCTTCCTTGGCTCGCCTGTATGCGTCTTGTAGTACATCGGTTGGCAGCGATGCGAGAGGGTGGTGTTCGTGTTCGTTCATTTGATTCGTTTGCTGAGTTCAGTCTGAATGGCGTCGAGGAGCATCTGCCAGTCCTCGGGAATTGGATGAGCCTGGTAATGGGCGCAGATGTCGCCCGCCATTTGATCCAGAATCGCTGGTCTAATCCGATCAAGGTTCTTCCGTAAGAACGTACTGACAAGCCACGGCGCGGTCGTGCTGCGCCCCAGCGCATACCGGAAGCCGAAGACCCAGACGGACTCTTCATTGTGTGATAGTTTATCAATCATCTTCTTGATCCGGTTCAATGTGATACTCGCACCAGAAAGCAATGATCGGCGGCGGCGCAATCCATGGACCGATGCCATTCCTCGGCGCAGTCCTTCGCAAGCAGTTCTCGCATCCTTCGCGCCATCCCTCCTCGTCGTTGCCAACACCTCTGCACCTGGCTATGTCGTTTGGCAGTGTGTTCATTTCTTTGTCTGAATAAACGGAACTTGGATGACTTCAATGTCGTCTGCGGTGATTGGGACGGGACACATTGCCATACCCCTGCTGACTGGTCCCGTTCCATGGACGAGCTTGAGAATTCGCAGCGCTTCTCTGGCAACTTCCTTCTTATTGGTCCCGGCGCAGATCGACTCTTCGCCTCCGGACCACTTCATCTGGGCGAGGTGGATCGTTGTCATAGACTCTGCGTAAAGGGAAGATCGTGATGTAGAACGCGAGCTTGATTGAAATGCCCCTCCAACTTTGGCGCGTTACTTGGGAACCGGAGCCGCAGGATAATGCACCTGCCTGTCGAAATGCTCATACGCTGAGCCTGTTCGATGTTCTCCCATGCGCGAACTGGCGCGAGGATCTTGCCGGACTTGCAGTATTTGTCCAGCTTCTTGAGCGATGTCACATGATAGACGATCACTCGGCACCTCCGTTTCGTTGGGCAATCATTGCGTCAGCAAAAGCATAGGCATTTTCTGCCGCGTCTTTCATGCTGTACCTACCAGACTGCGAAAGCATACCAGTGAGAACCTGCCCAGCAAACCAGTCGCGAAGGGTCATCCCCATTCCGCTTTTGGTCATTACTTGGCCGTATGGGATTGGAAACGCTGGTCCGCCGTCATTTGTTGTATTGCTCATATTTTTGTCGTGTGATGCACTTTCGCTCGCTGGACAAGCGCGTCCAATACGCAAGTGCGGTTTGTTTATTCCACAGGATCAATGCGGTAGTTGTGATCCATCCTGAACCCCGTCTTCCAGTCTTCCAACTTCTCGTTCCAGATGTCTTGGACTGAGTCGTTCGGAGACTTTTCCATCTCCCGGAGCGCATCGGTGATCGCGTTGACGAGGTAGACGAGTCGGAGTTCTGCGTTCATGACTTCTGATTTCTCAGCCAGCGACGGCAGTTTGATGCGATTGCCTGCGTTGGGATAACGAGCTGCCAGCCTTCCCGGCCCGAGTCCAGCACGTTGCAGTCTCCTTCCACGCGGGCTTTCAGGTACGCAACCGCCCTGTTTGCGCCTTGCCCCTCAAACTCACAGGGGCGGTTCTCTGAGATTGCGTGCATGAGTTCAATTCCGGACTTAGGCCGGAACACTTCTGGTTGTTGATTTCGCTTCATGTTTCAAAATTGGTGCCGCTCCGTTGATTGAGCAAGTCTTGCGGCGTAGACTCAACTATGACTCCTGCTCTCCACTCTAACGGCTTATGGGTATCTTGGCGATACGGTGCAACGAAATTACTTCCGATGGTTTTTCATCGACTCATGGAACGCCTCGGTGGCGATCTTGAGCGACGGCGAGATGTCGAGATGTCTGTTCCAATCCCGGAGGTTTAGTTCCATAAGATAGGCGAGGCCGGGATTCGCGGTAGTCATTCTCCGTAGCGATCCGCATGCCAAGCGGTAGATGATCCAGTCCCACTTAAGAAGAAGCCTGGCTCGGAATGATTGCTTTGGGTGCATGATTATTGACAGGATTCGCAATTATCACCATCTAGGCTACAGGTATTCCCGAGCGGAACGTCGTCGAGGTCGTCGTCAATGGACGGCATAAGCGTGATCTCCGTTTCGCTTCCGGCTGCATCGCCAGGAACAGTCAGACCATCAAGGAATACCTTCACCTCTTGCCATCCAATCGGAGGCGGCGGAACTGTGCGGTTGATGATGTGATCCAGATTCGGCAGCGGCTGGGCGAACCCGGCAATGATCCCGTCTGTGATGCCGCTTTTGTCGCAGGGCAATCCGTCCTGCCCTTTGATCGGAATACCCAGTTCCGACCTTGCGATGTCGAAGTGTAGTTTGCCTTTCGCGGATTCCTCAGCGGCAGCAGAAGGCGGAGTTATTCCGGCTTCCTCCACCGTTCCGCCGCCACCGAGAATGTTTTTGAGTGCGCCTACGACCTGCTTCCGAAGATGCGCCGCTTTGATGTACAGATCCTCCGTCTCTTCCCGCGTCATTGCGTTGATGGATGCCTCCCACGCCAAGATGGTGTCTCGCATAAGAGGGGCGAGGTCGCGCAGATTTCGTTCAGCGTCACTCATTTCCGAGCCCTCCTCATCAGAAGGACCACACCAGCCGCAGTCAGCAGGACGATTGGAGAAGACGGCTCCGGAACTGAATGTTGCTGCGGGTAGCACTGCCAGACTCCGTTCTCAAGTCGGCAGACTCCATCAGGACCGTTGCCTCCAAGGAATGACAGTTGAGCATTCACGGAGGATGTCAGTGCGATTAGGATGACGATGTATTTCATGGTGATTTGATTATACGCTACGGCGCATCAGGACTGCGGCCCCAGCCAATACAAGGATGACGATTGGCGAACTTGGCTCAGGAACAGGCATTGGCCGGGTGTCTTCGCTCCAATAGGTTCCGGCAGAAGTCTCCTTCCTGGTTTCCTTGCTGGATTCTTCGCGGGACTCTTTGGACTTGTCCTTGCTGTTACCCTTGCCTTTCTGGCGTTCAAGCTCAGGGGCAACGACGGCGACGGCGGCAGCTCCCGCTGCGATAATTGAGAGGATGATGGTTTTCATTGATTAATTTCTTCCCGGATGGCGTCGAGTTCGGCGGCGGTGTTTTCAACTTTGGCGAGGAAGTCGGCTACCTCGGCAGCGCGGGAAGATTCTTGGTCTGCGGTGAACAGAATTTCTTGAACCGCTTCGATGATGTTTGGAAGGTGAAGTCTTCCTAAGTGATCCGGTTTTAGCGACAACAGCGATGTCGCTTGAACCCATTTCCCGAAATACTGCCTGGGGTTTGGCGTAGATGCGGCAATCTCTTTTTTGAGCTTTTGATCTGCCCGCTTATGTAGGATTTCAGTAAGTCTGTCAGGTGTGATATTCATTTGTTTTCTTCAAGTGCTGCGACGAATGCGAGCTTGGCGATCTCCCGGAGATGGCACATCAGCGCATCGCCGCCCGTCTTGTTAATCTCGGCCAATTTTGTTTCAAGCGCCGTGTTCGCGTATTTTGTGTGGAGCCAGCAGTTTGCTGCCGCTTCAAACTTGCCGTCAATCAGGTAGTCACGCATCAACCCGTTGGCGCGTTCTGGCGCAACCCAATCGCATTCATTGCATTCGGGGCGGTCCTTGAAGTGACTCTCGCCGCATTCAGGGCACTTCCAAACGTACCCTCGGCAGGTGTCGCAATCGCAATCCGCAATCCACGGGGTTTCGCATGTCGGGTCATAATCCATATTCTTCATTTTATCGCACACGGCTGGCTGGACAAATACGCAATCGCGTGTTTGCAAAATCTACGCGGTCGCGTATTCATTCGGATGATTCCATCGGCAGAAGACCTTACCACCGCATACGTCAACCAGATGAGAGAAATCGGGCACGCCGCGTTCGTCATCGCAATCGCCGGACTCCCGGATGTAGAGGGTGAACAGGACGACGAGGGGATCTCGCTCTGCGGAATACCTGCTTCTGCTGGCAAGATGCCGGGTGAGGACTACCTGAATTTTACCCTGAAGCGCATCGGTCAAGCCTCAGTGCTGGCATACGACCTGTTCCGCAGGACCGGAGTCGAGGTCGTGGAGCAGATGACGGACAACCAAGATGTGATCGCGAGCGTACAAGAGATCGTCGATGAGATGCTGCCGCCACGGGAGATGCTTGCGCCGGGGAATGTGGATAATTGAATTATGAGTACCCTACACCTACGCCAGAGACTCGTTGACATCGCCAAACGTGATGTCGGGAAAGTCGAGATCAGCCACAACAGAGCGCCGTGGATATCCAAATTCTGGAGCGCAACAGATTACCCGAACGGGCACAGGGATAGAGCGCCGTATTGTGCTAGTGCCGTTGCGTACTGGGTTCGCGAATGGCTCAAAGACAAAGAAGTGCTGGCTGCGTTGAACATGACTCCGGATGCTGCCGAAAAGTGGCGCTGCAAGTCGGCTGCGGCTTTCGCTTGGAATACTTGGGCGGTCAAGAAAAAGCTGTTCGTCATCAAAGAACAACAGGACCGCTTAACCGGGAAGCCCCGTCAACGCCTGCGCGTAGGTGATTTGTTTATCTTTGACATGAGCCATATCGGAATAGTAACGGATGATGTTAGCAACATCGTCAGGACAGTGGAAGCCAACACTGGAGCAAACGGAAGCAGGGATGGTGACGGGTGCTTTGAGAAGCAACGGGATCGCAAGATGGCGAGGTTCTTTGTCCGTCTCATGGACCCGTGACACACCTGCATTTCCCCTTCGCCAGCGCCCTGCCTCTACGATGCCAACACCGGGGGCACCAACCTTCCGGCGTGTACAGCTCGTCATACTTAGGCCGCATGGGCCGATAGGAGCCTTTTGCCGACGTTCCGGATAACGGGCTCTGCGACAAGCCCTCGCTTGTTGACGACTTTCCAGAAGAGTTCATCCGAGATAGTCCACCCGTCCGACCGTTCGATCAACTGCTCAAATCGGAAGCCAAGGGCGATCCAGTACCGACGCAGGTGCCGAGCATGGATCTCGCCTCCGTTCTCAATCTTGCGCACCAGATCATCGTTTGCCTCCATTAGTTTCGCCATCTCGTTCTGAGTCAGCGGGAGTTTCGCCCGTCCTCGGCTCAGTCGGAAGAACTTCAGCATCTGGCGGATGTCTCCGACTACGCTGGCTGGGTCAATCTGCGTCAGGTCTTTGCGTCTGCTTTTTCGTTTCATGCTTCTTCAATCTCTTGATTCTCGTCATCCGGCAGCGGAGCGGCAGGCATCCACCATCCGTATTTCAGCTCATCTTCCGAGCGACTGATGGACTGCCCCATCCAAAACCCGTCCCCTTTCTTTTCTGCGCCCATCCAGCAGCGGCGAACAACTTCGGCATAGGCTTTGTACGTTACTGGCGTAGACAGAACTGTGACCCAGTGCATCCAGACGAACGGCGTGCCGTCCTTTGGCGCGGAGTCCATGGTTTTCCAAGGAGCGTTCATTGCTGAGCCCTCCTCGCTGCGCTTCGCTCCAGTTGCTGCTTCTCGTTCTCCCGGATCGTTGCCGCCTTCTCCAGCGCCCTTTGCGCCGCCGCCTCGTACTGCTCAGCCGTTGGGAATCCAGCGACTTGCCCGATGGATACATCTTCACGTTCCGTCAGCAGTTTTTGGATTCTCCCGTCAGATCGGACGAGCCGATACGCAGGGCGCGGCGACTGATCCTGTGCGCGATCCAGCCAGCCGAGGCAGTATTGCAGATACTCCCCCTTGATGATCGGCATCCACTTGTCGCCAAATAGGGTTTCGATGGTGTACGTGTGTTTCATTCGTTTGATGTTTTGAGTGCGTCTTTGAATCGCCGCTTCGCCGTCGCTACTATCTCGCTTGTGACAAGATGATAGGATCTCCAGCGTGCGATTGATATTGCGTCCCCGCCTTGCTGCTCTTCCCTGTATCGCTCCTCGGCTTTGTCCGCCATTTGCATTAGATAATACACAAACCCGGCGACTGTTGCCTTTAGCTCTTCGTCACTCACGCAATCCTCCAGACTCGCATTTCGGTTTCGGACACCTTGCGGGTGGCGACCTTGATTTTGTTGATCCAGGCAATAGCGCGAAGTGAGTTGCATTGCTTTTTTGAAACAAGGACAGAATCGCCAATCCCCATCGCATCCAAGATTGCCTTCACGTTGTTGTTCTTTTTGATCGGTTCCGGCATCGGAATGCCTTTTTCAATCTTCGGTAGTGTGTTTGTTTTGCTCATGTTCAGCAGTACGGTCTTGTTTGGTTGAGTTCAAATACGCAATGACGGAGTTTGTATTTTATGATGCAGCATCTTAAGGGCCGCGCAGACTTCTTCAAAAACAGCATACGACGCATCCAATCCTGCACGGTGAATCAGTCTTGGTGGATTTGGGGCTACATCCGCAGAATCGCTCGGAAAGCTCGGATCTTTGCCTGTCAGATTGTATTCGGCAACACGGGCGGTTTGCCAGATGTCGCAGCGAGCCTTCCATAAAGCATCCCTGATTTGCTGCATCTCTTCGGATGAAAACGAACAAGGCGGCAGATTCACCAAAGCCTCATCTGAAATTGATTTTGTGTCCATTGGTTTTAAGTAAGGGTTGCAGTTTTTTGGCTGTCACGAAGGACGGTAGAACTCGCCAAAGTGTTTGCGGGCAGAGGCTTCGTATGCGGCAGAGGCTTCGTCGAGGTTGTCGTAGTGACCGATGTGAACATGTTTTCCGGAAACCTGCACACTTGCCCGCCATCTTCCGACTCTTTTTTCAAAACTCACGCCCTTCTTCCCGCTGGTGTTGTTGCGCTGAGCGCCGCGATTCCGCCCGTTTTCTGCTACCGTCGCAAGCCGCAGGTTCGCTGGATCGTTGTTTAGTCCGTTCCCGTCGATGTGATCTACATTTGAACTCAAAAGATCAAGCCCATTAGCGGCAGCAAAAACAATCCGGTGCGCCAGATACTCCCTGTAATTTAAGCACAGGGAAAAGTAACGCTTGCCGTTGCAGACAACTACCCGTCCTGCGGGTTTGCCTGAAAACCGGGTGTTCCACATTTTCCACGACGACTCCGTCTTGAAGTGGTGCCACGGCCTGAATTTCCACCGCAGCCCACTTTTGCTGGATAGATCCAGCTCCAGTGATTCGCGGATTGCGTTTACTGGAAGTTCCTTTGTTTCTTTGCATTTTACCGAGTTCATATATCGTGCAGTTTATGCTTGTTCTGTTTATTTCAAATACGGAAGTACGTATCAGGAAGGACGGTAGAACTCTCCGTGATGCTCGCGGGCCGCTCTATCGTAGGCAGCAGCAGCATCCGTGATCTCTTCAAAGTACCCGAGGTGCAGTGTTCGCCCGCCGATCTGGATCTTTGCTTCCCATTTCCCGCGATTCTTGATTCGCGTAACACCCTTGCAGCCGCTGGTGTTGTTCTTGTTTTTCCCGCGATTTCTCCCGTTCTCAGTCGGGGTTGCCAGCCTAAGATTCGCTGGGTTGTTGTTTAAGCTATCGCCGTCCACATGGTCTATTTGCGAACCTCCTGGGTCTGACCCGGTTTTCAGCGCAAAGATAATTCGGTGGCATGTGTATTCATGCGCACCTACGCGCACCCGGTAGTATGTTTTTCCGTATCCGCCATTCACTGTAGATCCAGCTTCATTTCCTCCATACATTGCATTGAAGATATTCCATCCACGTTGATTCCGGAAGTGATGCCTCGGCCTGATCTTCCAGCGGAGCCATGTCTTACTGGTCGGATCTACGTCAAAAGACTCGCGGATCAGATCCATTTGCAGTGGAATCGCGGTTTTCGGCAGGTGTTTTTTGAATACTTTTGACTGACTCATTTCTGGTGATGTTGTAACTTGTTCGGTATATTTCATATACAAGAGAACGTACTAATGGCTTGTTCGGAGAAGAGTATGATCCGACAGGTGTTGATCCGGAGCAATGACAGCAATCGCCCTCTACGGTTTAGGTAAAGAGGATTGACTGAAGAAGAGAGAGATCCGCATAGGGAATCACCGTCGCATTTCAGACGCTGAATTGGGAGTGGTCAACTCAAAGGCTTGGAGGAACTCTCAGCAGTCTCGGTCCTGCATCCAAACTCCAATGTCGCGTTCGCCCTCTGCTCACAACGGAGCAGCGTTTTGGGATTTGCCTTTCCCACCACTGCAACTGGCGATTGCTTGCAGGAGTGAGTTCGATGAGTAGTGCGGCAGTAGCATCGCCATCGTGTCCCCCGTTCAGCGCGGGTAGTATGTCTGCTGAATGACTTGGGAATCCTGCTGCACCTCTGGCTTAACCCGAATCAATGCAAAAGCAAACCTCACCGCAAGGGACGCTACGGTGAGGTTCTTAATTGGTTCGTGACCAATCTTGAAATGCTTCCGTCAACGTCCCTTTTGACTTGCGGGCTGTTTACGGCGTGCCGCTACAATCGTCAAGCAGATTCTTGGCGCAAATCCGCATTCACGTATTTCAGCGTTGACATCCAGCCTGCCGAGATGCACTGTCCGGGAAACAACCCATCCGATCACCGCCAATGAATTCCGCTCTTTTAGTCGTAGGGGGCAACCCCGTTGAGTTTGTCACATCCGCCCCCACCAAGATCACGCTTCCTGCGGTTGGCGCGGTTGGAGGTGTTGGGCAGAACAACATCGCTGCCGCCACGCTCACTACTGATGACGCAGGCAAGACGATCTTCCTGAAACTCGCCGCCGGGTTTGTCACCACGCTTCCGCTCCCTGCCGCTGGGTTGAGCTTTGAGTTCATCGTCGGCACGGCCCCGTCCGCAGGTTCCTACACCATCGTCACCAGCGGGTCCGCCAACATCATCAAGGGTCAGGTGTATAGCTCCGACTTGAATGCAGCATCCGATGGCGACCTTGAGACTTCTGGCGGCGACACCATCACACTCGTCACGGCAAAGGCTGTTGCTGGCGACCGAGTTGAGCTTCGGTGCGACGGAACCAACTGGTTCGCTTACGGTTTCTGCTCGGTCTTCGACGCCATCACGATCACGACCACCTAATTTCGTGGCCGACATCACGGAGCGTCAGTTCAAGACACCCTTGGACTGGCGCTTTTTCCTGTAACTCATGGTCGCACCAGTCATCCAAAGACAAGGCGGGCTTTCTCCAAAGCCACCGCTGTTCGACTACGACTCATGGGGGCTGGACGAAAACGGAGGGATCTACCACGAACTCTACGGGGAATGGTGGGACGGCAAAATTGGGTACTCGCGGCTGGACATTGAGCTGTCGGCTTTCATCCGGGGGTTGACTCCAGGGGAAGGAGGGATGGGAAAGTACGAGCATCTGCGGGAGTGTATTGATCTGCTCTGGAACACGGGAGGGAAGAACGTCGTCGAGTGGAACCCTTGGCTGGAGAAGATGTTGGAGGAGTCGTGCGAACACAATTTCCTCGCAGTCGCTGGATGCTCCTCGTCGTCCAAGTCCTTTGGCGGCGCGATCATCGCCATCGTCAATTTCATTGCGGACCCAGAGAACACGCTCGTCCTCGTCACCTCAACGTCCATCGGTGCGGCCAAACGGCGGATCTGGAAGTCCGTCATGCAGTTGTGGAACAAGCTGCCGGACAAGTACAAGCGGCTCGGCAAGATCAAGCCGTCGCTGAATATGATCCACTATCAGCCGCAGGACGGATCGGTGGCGCATGACGCAGCATCAATCTGTCTCGTTGCCGCTGAGCAGAAGCAGGAAGCGTCCGCCGTGCAGAAGCTCGTCGGGCTGAAGAATGAAAGGGTGATCCTGATTGCGGACGAACTCTGCGAACTCTCCCCTGCTGTCCTCCATGCGTCCGACAACCTGATTTCAAATCCATGGTTCCAGATGATTGCGATGAGCAATCCGAAGGATAGGGAAGATCCGTTCGGTCTGATGTGCGAGCCTGTCGAGGGCTGGGCAACACTGGATGAGTCCATGATGGAGTGGGATACCAAGTACGGAAAAGCCATCCGGTTCGATGTTCTTCAGTCTCCGAACTACTTGGAGCAAGAGGTGATCTACAAGTACATGCTCACCTACGAGAAGATCGAAAAGTTCCGGCAGCAGCATGGCGAAAACTCTGCCCGCTTCTACCGCTTCTATCGAGGATTCTTCCCGGTTCAGGGCACCGAGGATACGATTTACACAGACACGGATTTCAATGCGTACATGCAGGAATCCGTCAAATGGAAGAAAGAACCAACAAAGATTGCGGGGCTGGACTTGTCCTTCTCTAGCGGCGGTGACAAAACCAGCCTGTGCATTTGTCTATTTGGTGAGACAATCGACGGCGTGATGTGCCTCCAGCTTGAGAAGTTCTACGCTATTCATGAGAATGCGGCGGACAAGATGAATCCTAGGACGGATCAAATCTGCGCTGAAGTGAAGAAGATCCTAGATAAAGAGGGTGTGTCGTACAGAAATCTGGCGGTGGACAGCACCAGCGCCACTGGCACGGTGGACAGATTGACGCAGTTTATGTCAAAGGAAATCCTGCGCATCAACTTTGGCGGCAGGGCAACGGAGCGTCCAGTGTCGTCAAATGATCGGACTCCATCGTCCAAGAAGTACACTAATCGCGTTTCGGAACTATGGGGCGTCGGGATTGAGTTTATGCGCGGCGGGCAGTTGAGTGGTTTCCGCAAAGATCCTGAGCTGTGCCATGAGATGAAAGCCCGTCGATTTTCCATGGTGAAAGGCGCAGACGGCGAACGGATGATGGTTGAGCCGAAGCTGAAGATGAAGCTACGGATAGGTCGCTCGCCCGACAAAGCTGACTCGCTTATGCTTTGTATTGAAACTTGCCGTGAGAGATTCCACTGGCAATCCAAGGAGCGCGGCTTGTCTGTATTGCCGAAGAAGGATTTCTTTGAAGTAATGCGCAGACTGGATGTTGTGAGCAGGTCAAACGGCGGCGGCGACTGGATGGCTATTGCTTGACTTTACGTAGATGCGGATTAAACCTACCGATAGAAATGACTTCTTCTCGCGCCGACTTACTCCTTGAAAACATACCGGATGATGAATCCCCGGCACCAGAGGAGCGGATCAAAGACGCATCAACTGGCAGAGAACTCTACCGAGCGATGCTTCAAGCGGACAGGCAATCTGCGGCACAACGAGTCAGGCAGCAGGCAATGCTGGACGGTGAGCCTCCTCACGATCAGGCAGTCCTGACGGCAACAGGACAGGGAAGCATGACAAACCTGAACTGGGGCGATGCCGAAAACATCGTTGAGTTCACAAAGTCCGGGATGATTGATCTCGTCAACTCCGTCGAGAACCTTGTTCGCACCCCACTACTGAATCAGTATTTCGAGGATGAGGAGCAACGGCGCGAGTACGAGCAGACGCTTGCCGAGGAGGTGACGAAGACGTTCCGGCGCTGGGAAGGCTTCGATTTTAATTACCAGAACCTAATTCATCACTGGCTCTGCTTTGGCGTCGGTATTGGCTACTGGGAAGACTCAATCGACTGGCGCTGGAAGACGACCGGACTGTCTGACTTCTGCATTCCTCGCCAAACACTAGCGTCGGAGGAGCGCATTACGATTGCTGGATGTCGCCGCAGGTACGAACTGCATGAGCTTTACGAAAAGATCCGTGATCCAGAGCGGGCAGAGAAGATGGGGTGGAATGCCCAAGCAGTAAAGCAGGCGATGCTTCGCGCAGATCATCCGGCAGGATCAACGACGGCATGGTCTGAAACCGAGTGGGAGCGGTTGCAGGCGCAATTCAAAAATAACGATCTCGGAGCAACGGCGGCAGGCAGGACGCAAACCGTAGAGGTAATCCATCTCTGGGTTCAAGAATTTGATGGGTCTGTTTCGATGTACCTCGTTTCCGATACACCGATTCAGGATGACGGGAAGCGCGATCCATGGATGTACGTTCGCCGCCATGAGTACGACAACGTGCGGAATGCGTTCACGTTCTTCTGTTACGGCATCGGGACGAACGGAACGTACCACTCCATCTCAGGCATCCTGCGCAAGATTTACCCGCAGGTTCAAGTCTCCAATCGTCTGCGCTCCAAGCTGGTTGATGCCGCCGCCATGTCGTCCGGCGTGATGCTTCAGCCACTGAGCGAGACATCATACGACAAGATCGTCTATACAACTCTCGGGCCGTACACAATGCTCCCGGCAAAGGATATTGCCGAGTACGTCGAACGCGCATCTCCGAATCTAGGAAGCAACGTCACTCCGGTTCTCGCGGACATGGAGCGGACGATGAATCAGCGGGCCGGACAATTCCAAGGAGGTTCCGCTTTCGGCGGGAGCCAGGAGAAGACCCGGTTCCAAGTCCAAGCGGAACTCGAAACACTGTCCCGCGTTGGCGCTACTCAACTCAATCTCTTCTACCCATCATGGGCACGGATGATGCAGGAAGCGGTTCGCCGCCTCTGTCGTGTCGGATACTCGGATGCAACGCCTGGCGGGAAAGAAGCAGCGGACTTCCGCAAACGTCTCGTTCGTCGCGGGTTCCCACTGGAAGCACTGGAGGTCATTGACTTTGATGCAGTCACCTGCGAGCGAGCAATCGGCAGCGGCTCTATGGTTCAGCGGAATGCGATGCTGGATGAGATCGCTCCGTATGTCGGCAGCTTTGACGAAGCAGGGCGGCACAACTACCTGCGGGACAGAACCGCTGGCGCTCTCAAATCCTACGAGGTTGCTGGACGGTACATCCAACGGATGCCGGGAGATCAGCGTCCGCCAGTGGACAAGAAGATCGCAGAGTTGCAGAACTTCGTCATGCGCTCTGGCTCTCCGATTCCGGTTGAGCCGAATGACATGCATGTTGTCCACTTGGATACCCACATTCCGTTCATCGCACAGATTCTCAACGATGTGGAAACCGGGGCGCTCAGCTTGGAGGAAGCGGTGCAGCCGATGATTATCATCCACGAACACTGTATCGGTCACTTGGCGATCCTGTCGAACGATCCGACCGTGGAGACAAAGGTTGCCGAGTACAATCAGGCATTGCAACAGGCTGGAGAAATCATCTGGAACGGAACGAAGAAGATCGAAGCCGCGCAGCGAAAGGCCGCACAGGAACAGCCAGCCCAGCAGCAGGAAGGCCAATCACCGGAAGCCGCGCAGAAAGCCGAGGAAATCAACAGCGAGATGCAGCGGAAGATCATTGAGTTCCAAGTGAAGATCCAAGGCATGAACGCGATCAGCGATGCAAAACGCCAGAACATGCTTGCCGATGCCGCCATCAAGCGCCGGATCGAACTGGAAAAAGCACGCCAAGGAGCCGCACTGAAGGACGCGACGACCGCCGCAGAACTTCTCTCTAAATCACGAACAATGCAGTAATATCGAATGGACATCAATAAACGAATCGCAGAACTAAAACAGGAATTCAAATCCAATGCGAACCTCAGATACGAGTGGGACACCATCCGGAACTCCGAAGCGTATCGCAAAATATCGGAACTGGTATTCCTTGAGAGTGCA